AACCGCGGGGACAGTATTAAAATATCCATTATCTTTGGGAGAAGTACATACAGATACTCAAAATTTTATATTATTTCATGCAAAACCAGGAGGACCTAGAAATCGCGGTAGGGCGGCTGAACTTGGGGCATCTGATATAGCATTACATATTCCACCTGGATCAATGAAAACTAAATTTACAGGAAATTTTACACCCCTAACAGGTGGAGCAATTTTTGAATCTTCTGGAGCTACTATGGGTGCTGGTATGACCGGTGCCGCTGTTGCGTCTACATTAGCAAAAAGGTTTAAAGGAGTCGCTGCAGTAGTTGGTGTTTTAGCGGGAATAGGAATGAAGGTTGTGGGCGGGGGTCTAAAGAAAGGAGAGTCCATCCAATCAGCAATAGCAAAGGGGGTGGAAGACATGCCAGACGAAGCAAAAGATTTTGCATCAAGTGTGGGAGCATTAGCGGTAGCAAATTTTGGTGGATCTTTACAACCGGTTTCAGCTACGGCAGGAGTAGGGATAAATCCACACATTGCTATGATATATCAAGGCCCTGGAGCATTTAGAACACATGATATGACATTCGATTTTTGGCCAAGAAATTATAAAGAAGCTGTTATGGTAAAAAATATCGTTCAAACCTTTAAAAGAAGAATGTTACCAAAAATGCATGATTTTTTGACAATGAAAAGTGTATATTTTGATTTTCCACACGAATTTTTTATTGATTTTTATATTGGTACTGAAACTGGACCTAAAAGGTTTGATCAAATGGGAATAAGAAGATCTGTATTATCATCTATGGATATAAATTTTGATGCATCAGCTTCCGGCCCGGCATTTTATGATAATCCAGTTAGTGATCCACTTCCAGTACATACAAAATTATCATTGGTGTTTCAAGAAACAGAATTTATTTTAGAGAATGCAGAATTGCCGGTCAACTCTACTTCTGATAAAGCCTCAGCAGTCGAACCGGCACCCTCACGCGACCAGCCCGTCCGTGACCACCACCCCCCAGCTGGGCAAAGCTGGATAGCGGAATTTAAACGAGCTCATGATGCGGGACAAGTTGACTTCTTCTGGAACGGTGGTGATGGTAAGAAGCGGGGATTATATAATAGTCGGCACGCGGACGGGACGGACTAATGTCAGAATATTTTAAAAATATGCCAGCATTATATTATAGATTTGATACCGGCACAAATCATGCTGGAAAAAAAATAGATATAATTCATCAAAAATTGGTAACTGATATATCATTAAGACATAGATTAAAACAGTCTATAAAATCAGCTATATATACTAAGCAGCTTTATAATATTCCTGAAGGAGAACGGGCTGATACACTATCTCTTCGATATTATGGTGGATTTGAATATGTTTGGCTTATATTCTTAGCAAATAATATTCTTGATCCTATCTTTGATTGGCCATTATCTCAAGACGAATTAATAAAACATATAATATGTAAATATGGAAGCTTAGATGCCGCCAATAGTGGAGTTCATCATTATGAAGAAATACTACAAAAATTAGTTCCAGCAAGTAAAGGACAAGAAAGAATAGAAGAGAGATTTTATGAAGTGGATGCAACTCGTTATCAAATTGTTGCCGCACAGGGTGATGGTATGGAAAGAACTGTGTCTGATTATGAATATGAGGTTTTACGCAATGATAGTAAAAAGACAATTGCTTTGATAGATAATTCTTGGGTCGAGCAGATTTTGGAAACAGCAAGAAATATGTTTAGTTAAGGTATATAAATGGCATCTAATAATTATGATTCAATTATTTTCAATGGTGACCGTTTACAAACGGCACATACAGTCCCTGATTATGCAGGTCATGTTAAAATTAACCATTTTAGTATAATTAGTCCTAATAATTTTCCCGGAGGTATTGTTGATCTTACACGCATGTTTACTAGATGTGAGATTACTGAAAATATATTCTCTCCTTATGTTAGTGGATATATAGATATTGGTGATGCAACTGGGTTATTTGAAAGAATACCTATTATTGGAGAGGAGATTCTTCATATATCCTTTCAATCTGTTGGAGCAGATATACCTGAAGATAAAATAGATAGATATTTTCGAGTTGTAAAAGTAACAAATTTTAATATAGATCCCAAAAATGATAGATTGGTTACCTATACTTTAAATTTCACTAGTATTGAATATGTTATTAATTTGGCAACAAAAGTTCAAAAATGTTATGCCGGAATGAAAATTAGTGATATGGTTGAAAATATATATGAAAATTATATCAATCCACACACTTCTGGTGCTGCGACTGCAAATCTGGAGATTCCGGAAAGACTCCTAGATGTTGAAACCACAAAGTCTGAGCACAATTTTACTATACCAAATATAACACCTTTTCAGGCAATGTTATTTTTAGCATCCAGAGCTGAAGCAGCAGGATCGGGAGTTGCAAGTGAAGGCTATGATGCTGGTCAAGTTGATCCGGGATTATTCCAAGCTGCAGGACTTACTGAAGAAGGAAAAGATACAAAGGGAGCATTTTATTGTTTTTATGATACAATAAGAGGAGGATTTAAATTTAAATCTTTAGAGACATTAATGCAAGGAAATGAAAAAATTCAATATGTCTCTGCCCCTGTGGGATTATCTTATAAAAATGCATATGATGAAGTAGCTTCTGAAAGCCATAAGATTCTTGATTATCATAAAATATCTTCAATATCTGTTGATACCAATTTAAAAAATGGTATGTATGGAAATAGATTAATAACTCATAATATTATAAGAATGCGTCATGATTATCATGATTTATATTATAAGAAAGGTTATTTAGATGCCGGAAATATTCGAACGGATACTGAAACTGGTGCACTGATTCAAGAATTACCTGTCACTACTGCAAATGATTTTGGAAATACTGTTGATTATAATTCTAAACATCAACATCAAACATATGTCATTGATGATGATACATTTCATTTATCTGATGCCCCTGTAATATCTAGAGGATCAGACGTAATAGGAAAACCTCAAGCGAATGTTTCATTAAAATCGACGAATGAGGGTTGTTATGTGAGATTTACGGATATTAATAGTGAAGGAGCTCCTCAAGATTCTAGATTAAGAGAAACACACATAGAAAATTGGTATGCTAAAAGAAAAATGCAAGATCAATTATTGAATAATTTCATATATCAAATAACGGTTCCAGGAAATACACATAGAGAGGTTGGTGATGTTATAAATTTACAATTACCGACCAAATTAGGTGAGCTCACCAGTAATATAACAATAAGGCAGTCAACTTTGGCTTCTGGAAAATTTGTAGTAACAAGATTATCACATGTTTTTCAAAAAACGCAGAGTAAAGTTGAACATTCTTTAAGCTTACATGTAATGAAAGATGGATTATCTAGAAAATTACCAGGAACTGATTATGTTCCATCTAATTTTGGTACATGGGAAGGCAAAGATACAGATGAAGCACTTGCTGTATCTGGAAGAATGAAAGGTCAAAGTGGGAGATAAGAAAATATGTTAACTTCTGATTCTATGGGAATGGAATTTATTTGGTGGGTTGGTGTTGTTGAAGATAGACATGATCCAATGTACTTAGGTAGATGTAAAGTCCGCTGTTTGGGTTGGCATACTGATGATAAAAAATTAATGCCTCCTATAGATTTGCCGTGGGCTTTTCCATTGATGCCAATAACCTCCGCTTCTCAGACGGGAGTTGGACAAACCCCACTTGGGCCTGTAGAGGGAACTTGGGTGATGGGATTTTTTCGTGATGGAAGAGAAGCACAAGAACCAGTAATGATGGGCACATTACACGGAGTTCCTGAACAGGATGTGAGAGAAATTTATACGGCTCAAATTGGTTTTTATGATGCTAGGATGTATGACAGTGCAATTGCATCTGATACACACCCATTTAGTTTAGAAGCCGCTAAAAAAAGAGTTAGATCTTTATTACTTGGTGCTGATACAAGACAATCAGATAAAGTTCCTCGAGAACCGGAAATATTAGAATATTCTGGTGCGGGTGATGGTGTAATAATTACTGAACAAGAACAACTTTCTCCTTTTCCTTCTTATCATTATTTGAATGAACCAACCACAAATAGATTAGCAAGAGGATATGGTGATCCAACATCAAAATTAAGAACTTCTGAAGATGGAAAAAGAACAGAAAGTCAGTATTCTATTTTAAAAAGAAAGAAAAATTCACGTAATGCTGGCCAAGTAAATGTGGGCACTGGTGGGGATTTTGGTTCAATAGTAAATATAAGAAAGAATATGAACCTGCCTTTTCTTACTCCACTTCAGCTCAGTTCTGATAAATTTAAAGAAGCATTACTTAAACCAATAATAAATAGATTTTCTGAACCTTTACCACCATATAATGCAGTATATCCATATAATCATGTACAACAAACGGAAAGTGGACATGTTTTTGAATTTGATGATACTCCTGATTCTGAAAGAGTACATTTATATCATAGGTCAGGATCATTTTTAGAATATCATCCTGACGGAACTGTAGTAACAAAATCAGTAAATGAGGCGTATAATATAGTCCATTCAAATTCATATGAACATATTGAAGGACATAAGATTGAAACAATTGATAAGAGTTTTCAGTTATTTGTTAATAGAGATCAACAATCTACACAAGGAAATTTTTCTTTAAAAATTGGTGCGGGTGGATCATATTATGCAAATGTTGATGGTGGAAATTATTATATTACTTCTGATAGATATGAATCGAATACAACTAGTTTTATGGTGGGTACAAAAAAAGGATCTACTATTTCTGGTGGTGGTACTTTAGAATTAAATTCAACAGGATCAATGAGGCTTGACGCTGAAGGCCCCCTATTTGCAGATGCTTCACAAATTAAAATGAGAGCAGAAGGTACTGTTGGATTATCTGGTTCAGGTGATATCAATATTACCACATCTATAGGAACTGTCGATATTAGTACAATAGGAACACCATTTGTTGCGGGATCTGGAATTAAATTACACACAGGATTAGCACCCATAGAGATCAATGCAGCAGAAAGTGCGGTTGGTGCTACAGGTTATATTAATTTATTTTTAGGTAATACTGGAACTCTTGGAAAAATTGTGATTTCTCCAGCAGGTATAGTAATGCAATCACCCACTGCATTTGCAGGAACGTTTGGAACGTTTGCTTTAAAATCTGGTGCACCATTATCTATTAGTGGAGCTGGAAAATCCTTAAAATCATGTTTTGATGATTTAATAGATGAAATTACAAAAATAACAGTACCTACTGGTTCAGGAAATAGTGGAATGCCATTAAATACTGCGGCACTAAATTTAGTTAAAACAAAAATTATGCAATGTATAATGTAAGGACAATATGCCTTTAGGAATGCCTCAATTAAAATCAGGATTACAATCCGGATTCGCAAAAGCTAATACTACAGGATTAGATGCGGGAAAAATAATTAAAGATGGAGTACAAAGCTATATTTCAAATGCTATGGATCCGGCTGGGGGAAATTTTGCAGCTATGGCAAAAATTAATACATTAGATTTAGAAATAGGGAAAATTTTTCAAAAACAATCACCAGTAGGAGCAATGATAGGGCAAAAAATTGCGAAGAAAATTGATGGAGCTTTTATGACATTACAATGTGCAAGGCAACTTTCTATAGTAACGACAGGAGGGCTTCCAATATTTATGACAAAAATGGGTAAAATTTTTATGAAAACGCCAGCATCCGGAGCACAGTTTGGTTCAGATATTGCAGATGCGATAAATAATTATACAACACAAATAGTAATAACAGCAATGATTCCTGGTTCACCACCAGTAGTAGTAACAGGACCACCAGCATGACATCACAAGTTGAAAAAATATTAGAAACTAAAGAGGATATTGAAAAACTTCCTCAAAGTTTAATAGATGCGAGATTAGAAATTATCGGAGAATTGGAATTATTTGAAGATGCGTTTGCTAATTTATGTGCTGGTGTAGCTTCTACTGAAGATGTTCCTGCATTAGCATTAGCAAATGCTCAAATAAGAGCAAATTGTTTGGGAGCAAGTTCTGGTGATGTTTCATATTTTAGTTTAGGTTCTCCAAGTGATTATTCAGGAGTAACATCTTTTACATATCCTTCTTTAACTGGAGGAACGGGAGGAAAACCTAAATTTGGAGTTTTGATTCGAGATAAAGATCTCAATTATACAATTTCTTTAAGTGATACTCCTGGAAGTACCGTAACATCAACTGAGGCGGATGGAACGTCTAATACTTATAGTAATTATATTGGTGATTATTATTTTGTTAGAAGTAGAGAAACGGGAAAATTAATAGATTTAATGGCTAATACAACTCCATATGTCAATCCTGGAGTTGACATGGCATTTGGAAACCCCGTTACATTTGGGGATAGTGTTACTGCGGAAGAGGGAAACTGGAATGAAAAATTTGCATATGCTAATATTGGTGATGTTGAATTTAATTCCACCCAAGATCAGTTTGTTACTTTATCTCACACTTTAGAACAAGGGTCTGATGAAATTGATGTTTCTCCACCTAAAATCGCAGATTTTTTTGGATTAAAAAGATTTACTCATGATTTTGAAGAATTTACTATAACTGCTAATACAACATTAGATTTAGTAACAAATATTACAGGAAATACTATATCTACTTCTGATGCATCGAAATTGATAATGGGATCAGAATTATCAAGTACGGCATGGTCATCTAATCTTACTGTAGTCGCAATTGATACAGATTTAAATGTGGTAGTACTTAATGATAATGTTGATAATGTATATACTAATTTAGAGATTACATCAAAGCAAATTATGCCAACAAGAGAAGAAAATACAATGTTCGCAATTGCTCAAATTGTTCCTGAGGGAATGGTTCCTGATTCATCATGGAAACCTATTGGCGATGATGATGGACTTTATAATGAAACTAATGAATCATTTGAAGATTTAACAGTTATGGATAAATCTGCATTTGAAACCGCCCTTAGTGTATTTAATCCTGCATCGGCGAAATCAAGTTCTTTAGATTTATTTAAATCAGCTTCTACAGAATTGGTTTCCTCCAGTTCAGAAATAGGACAAGATTCAGGAAATTATAGTGGTAACATAACAAATCCGTTTTTCCCCGCTGTTGCTGGAGCTAGAGACAGCGCAGATGATGGGGGATCACAACCATCCGGATTAGGAATGAATGATATATTTACAGGAAGGCATGTAAAATATGAAGAAAATAGAAAAGATACTACTGGAGCTCTGGATGGTGATTATCGATATATGATAGATTTTGCAGCTAAGTTTTTTTACTTAGTGAGTCCATTCACATCCGCACATAACTATGCACCAACAGTTACTTCATTACCTCATGGCTCAGCACGAGGAACAGAACCATCTGCAACATTTGTTCCACAATTACAACCCGCAATGACAAGTTTGGCGGGGAGTTTGAACAGTGCTTCTAATGGAACAGACACAGTAACTTCTACTTCCGGCCATGAGGAAAATAAAGAACACCCAAATTTAGGAACCGTGCCCACAAATGCAGGATATGCGGGGCATTATGGTACATATTCTTCAGAATTCACCCCTTGGGGATCTGCAGATACTAAAA